CGTACTGAGGAATGTTATCTGTCATGGCTCAAATACCTCAATAAAAACAGCGTTAATGTTAAATGCATTTGCAAATGGCATTTCCTTAGACCATGACTTACAAATCCATTTATATGTTGAGCTTTCATCTATAGGCGACCAATCAAAAGCCTCAACACCAGCCCTTGCCTCTAAAAAATCCTCGATGGTGTCAGCATCAGTAGAAGTCAAATAACTCCAACGCAAACTCCATTCCTTAGGGTCTTGATTTATGCCAAACACAGCCCTTTGAGAGTAACCAGAGCCAAACTCAACACTGCGAACTTTAGGAGAAGACTTTTTGCTTGCTCCAAAATCAGGCGTGATATCAGGAAAAGTAGCCATCAGCTAAGAAGCCCTCCAGGTCGCTTTTGTTTGATTAGCTCGGCTTGCACGGCTGCGCCAATAGCAGAGCCAAGAGCCTTTGCATTGGGTTGATCACCTTGCACAGCAGAACCTGAAGCATCGACGTTTACAACCACGCTACCAACACCACCAGAAGCCTCAACTCCGAGACGACCGCTCGGACCACGACGCAAAGGCATAATTGCCTCAGGGCCAGCCTCACCCATCAGGCCAACACCATTGGCAAACGGGAACAGCGTAGGTTTGCTGACGACACCGCCACGGGCAAAAGGTACAACGCCGTTCTGCGCGAATACACCACCGTTGGCGAAGGGCAATGCGTTGAACAATGACTTGGTGCCAAATTGAATCAACAGGCTAGCCACTTGCCGCAAAATGTTGCTAAGCGATTCATTCAGTGATTTAGCTTCAAATATTGCAGCCTCAATTGCACCTGCAACTCCCGTCTCAATAGCCTGACCAATACTCTTACTAAGCTTTTCCGTTTCAGTCATTTTTTCGTTTAACTTATCCTGTGCTTTTAACGCCGCCAGAACACGCCTTGCATCTTCCTCGCCTAATTTATCTTCTAACTTTATCTGCTCAATCAAAGCCTTTTGGTTTTCGTCAAAGCTTTGCTTGTCAAGCCTGTCTCTTACTTTTTGCAATTCAACAACAGCAGTTATACGCTCAACACGCCTTTGCTCAAATAACAACTTGCCTTCTGCTATTTCTATTAACTTTGCCTCAAATTCAAGCTCGGCTTTTTTCAACACATTAGTTTCTTGCAATGCGGCAATGCGTGCATCAGCAAGTCGCTTTGACATATCAACAGCAGCGGCACCACCGCCATCGCCGTCGTCGTCATCGCTGCCAAGCCCTTTTGCAAGTCTTAGACGGTCTGCGCGTTCGCTAGCCAAGCGGATCGCGTCCATGTTAATATCAGCGCCTTGTGTAATGTCGTATTCACTTGGCGCTGGCCCGAGAGCTGCCTGCCTGCGTTCCGCCGCATTGCGCAACAAAAAGTCTATTCCTTGAAAAAGTCTAAAAACAATGTTTGCTTCAGTGCCGATATAGCGAAGAGCCTTAACAGTTGCATTGCCCCATGGCGGCATAAGATCTTTGAGTGCTTCAATGTCTAGCTTCAACTGCTCAAAGCCCAATGAATATAACTCAACTTTCTTGGTGCTTTTTTCAAGAATAGCTGTTAAATCTTCTACAATGCTAATAAATGCTGGCAGCGAAAGTTTGCCCAGAGCGACCCGCAAGTCTTCTAAACGTGCGTTGAATTTTTGAAGTTTAGCTGCAGGAGTATCCAGCGCCTCAGCCAAACGAGCCGCACCTTTTGTCTCAATATCTTGCAAAGCTTTTAAAACTATATCACTGGTAATTTTTCCTTCTTTAGCAAGATCTTTGAGAGCACCAACAGGCTCATCCATTACATTTGCAATAGCAGACAAAACCAGTGGAGCCTGCTCGGCAACAGAATTAAATTCTTCGCCCCGAAGCACGCCAGAGCCTAAGGCCTGCGACAACTGCAAAAATGCACCCGCACTTTCGGAGGCCGTTGCGCCAGACAAGCGGGCCGCAGTGTTGAAGCCAACAAATGTGGATTCAATCTCTTGTAGCGTTAAACCCAAAGGGCGAAGACGCCCATAAACTTGTGCAAGCTGTTGCTGTGCATCGGTTTGGCTTAAGTTAAAACGTTCTGCCGCTTGACTTGCAATATCAACAACATCTGCAAAAGAGTCAAACCCTGCGGTAAGTGCGCGTAGACGTTGTTCGCTTGTAGTGCGCTGCAACGTAGAACTAATGACTTCGCGGGATTGCTGCGTAATTTCTCCTAAGCCAACATAAGCCCCTACGGCAGCCAAACCACCACGCAGGCCCGCGCCAGCGCTAGGCCGCGAAATCCTGCGGCCCTCCATCTTTTCAAGCTGTTTATCTAACCTTGCAGCCTCTGCTGTGGCTTGTTTAAATTCGTTACTGCCAATTTCTAAATTATTTGCAAGTTCCTTAAAAGCAGTGCTAAAACCTTTAACATTGTTTTTAGTTCTTGTACTTTGCTGCGACAATGTTTTGAGTTGCGCAACACTAGCCTTGAGATCTTGATTTACAGGCTCAACTGCCTTCTTACCAAGATCACCTAATGATTTGCTAAGCTTATCAATCTCATTGCGGCCAATAGCCTTTACTAAAACCTTCAGTTCAGTAGTGACGTTAGCCATCAGCTTTTCTTCTTGTTGAAGGTGGTCAGTGCCGCTGCTTCCATTACCTGCAAACCTTCAAACAAAGCAGCAGGGTCTTGTACTGCATACAGTCTACAAAGCCAATCCAGCGATGCATAGTCCAACCCTGTAGGCACGCCAAATCCTATTCGCCACTGCGTTTGCATACGCAAAAACATCGCCACAATATCCCAGTTCTCTTTCCATACTTCGCAATCATGCTGAACCCGCTCTAAGGCAAGCTCCGCAATCTTTTCTTCTGACATCCCAAGAGCACGCAAGTCAGCCTCGCGTTCATCAGTGACGCCGCCCGATGCCCAGTGACGAGCAGCGTCTTCTAGTTTTTTGCTTGTGACCCTGTAATGCTGTCAGTGTATGCAGTAATCACCGCACGCAAGACGTAAGGATCATCGAACAACGCTGACTTAGCTTCATCACTAAATTCAAGCTCGTTGCCATCTTCATCCTTGATGCCTTCCCACCCTTCAATGATTTGATCAATCAGGGCATCATCGCCAGACTCAACTAATTCGTTGAAGCCTGAACGTGAGATCTTTTTGAAGACAGCAGTAAAAGTTTCCTTTTTGAACTTGCCGCCATCAACGGGCACATCAACGCTGACAGGCCACTTATAAGAAGCGACCTTTTTAAGTACAAACGCCATGATCAGGTGAAAGCCAGAGAGAACTCATCGTTACCACTAGAGGTGGGCAACGCCAGATACGGCATTGAAAGGGAAACAACACCGTTAGTATCACCATAGCCGACGCTAGTGATGTCAGTCTGCGCCATTGTGAAAGTCATGATGTTGCCAGCAGAAGCTCCAACGACGATGCTGGTGTTGCCGGTAGCGACGCCAACGGCCTTCGCAAAGTAGTCCGTAGTGCCAACAGCAGGCGCTTCGATCACGGCAGTGCCACCAGGATTGCGATCAACAATCAGCACTTCTTGCGAGCTGGCAGTCTCCTTGTAAATGGTATTGTTGTTCAGCGCCAGATCGAGGCTTTCCAAACGCACGCTTGTAACACCGTGGAAGGTGGCGGTCGTCACGTTAGTGTCATTCACCTCAAGCGCTGCGGCTTGATTCGCAACAGTGAAAGATCCTGACAGTGCAGTGTCATCAGGCGCGTTGTAGATACCAGTCATCACAAAACTGGCAACAGGGAACTGACCTGCAACCATGTTAAAGGTGACCGTGCCGCGAGCGCCTGTGATCTTGTGACGGGTGCCGTCGTAAAAGCAATAGATAGTTGCAGAACTGAAGCTGCTGCTCACACCGGCATAAGTAACGCTAGTACTTGCAACAACCGTCTCAGACAGCCCGCAGGACTTAAGCAAAGGGCCAAAGGCAGGAGCAGTACCAGCCGCGCCAGAGCCAGCAAGCTCAACATCAAACGTCACGCTGACGCGCTTGTTAGCGACCAAGGTGCCGCGAGTGCTGTTGCCAATAAAACCTTGAAATGCTGCGGCCTGAACGTTGTCAGACTCGATCGGCGTTACCTCAAGGTTTGTGACCTGGACAGCGTCACTGCCTCCCGCTGGGCTTGGATCCGTCCCGTACGTTGACTCGATCTTTGCGATCAGAAACTTCTTGCGGGTCAGTGCCATTGTTCTCTTGGGCGGTGGTGCTTTGGGTTAGTTTTAGCTCACCTGTTTCGGGATCAAGCAGATAAGTGCCACCCGCACCAGGATTGGGAACTTGCCCATCAAGTTTAGCCATAGATCAACCTGAAGTCAGGTCTGTTCTGCTTGTACGATAACGCACTAAAAAATCTTGACTAATAACTCCCAAAGGCACATCGGCCTCGTAAAGTTCAAAGTCAGTACGGTCAGGCGTCAAATCAAGGGCGTAGCCGTTTACGGTTTGGTCTGCCATCAACAACGAATGAACTTGTTGTGAATATGTGTCTGACGAATCATCCGGTACTGCAGCACGCACAAGCGTTGTGACCCTGACGCGCATTGACCAATCAAGCTTGTCGAAAAAGTTTGTGTCAGTCGGCTGATCGTTCACCGGCTCCACAATTACAGCTGGCACTTCACCGCGAGCAAGCGGTTCAACGCGGCTGCGATACACCGTTGCACCTGAGACTGAGTCAAGGTTGCTTTTGATACGAGTCAGGATCAGCTCGCGCCTTGTGACAGCCATCAGTCCTTACTCAACAACAGTTCAGAAAACAGGCCGTCATCAACAGGGCGATTCTCGCGCACAGTGTAAGCAGCCGAATCAACAGTTATTGACGTGCCGCGAGCAGCGCTGCTGACATCAGAAGTTTTTGCAGTTAGCAAATTCTCCCGTGACAAAGCAACACCACCCGCGATCACATCCATCGGTGAGTCGAGGACACCCTTGAACTCTGCGCCTGCGCCGATTTGGCACGATACAGCAA